CGACGGCGCAAACCTCGCCGCCAGCGACATCCCCACGCTCACCGCGTCCAAAGTCTCCGACTTCGACACCCAGGTCCGTTCCAGCCGCCTCGACCAAATGGCCGCGCCAACCGCGTCCGTTTCGCTCAACAGCCAGAAGATCACCGGCCTCGCCGAGCCTTCGGCCTCCAGCGACGCATCCACCAAAGGCTATGTCGACACCGCAGTCAGCAACCTCGTTGACGGCGCTCCCGACCTCCTCAACACGCTGAACGAAATCGCCGCCGCTATCGCCGATGACGCGAACTACGCGACGACCGTGACCACCGCCCTGGGCACCAAGCTCGTCAAGTCCAGTAACCTCAGCGATCTCACCGACGCCTCGGCCGCCCGCACAAACCTCGGACTCGCCATTGGCACCAATGTCCAGGCTTACGACGGCACACTCGCCGCCCTCGCAGGAGTCACCGTAGCTGCCAACAAGGTTATCTACGCCACCGGCGCGGATCAGTTCAGCACTGCTGACCTCTCAAGCTACGGCCGCAGCCTCATCGACGACGCCTCCGCCTCCGATGCCCGCACCACGCTCGGCCTTGGCAGTATCGCCGTCCAAGCCGCGAACAATGTCGCCATCACAGGCGGCAGCATCAGCGGCGTCACCATCGACGATGTGACCATCGACGGCGGAAGCTTCTAGTAGCTCTCCTCCCTCCCCACAGCGGTGGCGCGGTTCATCTCGCGCCATCGCTCCACGGGGCCCCTTTCTTAAAACTTAATCCTTAAAACTTAAAACTTCCTAAATGGCCACGGTCATCCAGCTCCTCCGCTCCACGGTTCCCGGCCGAGTCCCCACCGCCGCGCAAGTGGCTCAGGGCTCCCTCGCCCTCAACCTCGCTGACCGGCGTCTGTTCAGTAAGGACCACAACAACGAAGTCTTCAGATTAGCCCGCCCTCGCGACCCCAGCGACTACCAGCTTCTGCACGCCGTGGACGGCGACGATCTCTACCTCGGCCGCCTAGCTTGGGACGACTACCCCGCAACAGGCGAACCAGACGACTCTACCGCCTGGACCATCTACAAAATCACCGCCAACTCCGCCGGCGATGTCCTCTCGGAGCAATCGGCCACCGGAGCGTGGTCGAACAAAACCAACCTCAATTTTTCTTAAACCCAAAAAATCCAAACACCATGAACGCTACAGCACCCATCGAAATCAACGGCAAATCCTACGACCGCTGGTCGCTCAACATCGCCATCACAGGCACCTACAAAGGCAATGGCCATCCAGACGCTTGCATTAACTTGCTCCTCACGCCAACGGCAGTGGAGTCGGGCGAGGTCATCACCGCGCCAGATGCCGCGATAAGCATCCTGCGCGGGCGTCTTGCCGAGGTCACAGACCCCGCCGAGCAAGCCGCTATCGCCGCGATCCAGAACGCACTCCAGACCTACATCCAAGCGAAAGGACTCTAAGCCATGGCACTCATCGTATCTGCCGCAAGCGGCAATTTTAACGCAGGGGGGACATGGGTTGGCGGCGTCGTGCCGACGATTGGAGACGAAGCGCAAGCGGCAAACGGCCACACCATCACCATTACAGCCAACGCAAACTGCGATCTCGTCAGCAACACAGGCACAGGGATTTTTACTCTAAATGACGGAGTGACATTGACCGCAAATGTCACTAACAAATCCACCACGGCATCGCGGAACTGCTTGCAGTTTACAGCTGCTTCGCCAGCGGTTGGATTTATTGTAGGGAATTGCACGGGAGGAACTGTTTCAACGGCGCAAGGAGCTAATAACTCTGGCACAGGGACACTTAATGTAACTGGAAACTCAGTAGGCAGCTCAGGTGCATTTTCGGTTGGTGTAAATAATTCTGGAACGGGAACAACTAACATTACCGGAAATGTCACGGCCGGTTCTGGCAGCAACGCTCACGGAGCTTATTTAACAACTGGCATTTTAAACATAACCGGATCAGTTACAGGAGGTTCAACTTCAACACCATTTGGAATTCGTTTAGAAGGAGCCGGAACTTTAAACATCACCGGAAATGTCACCGCCAGTTCAGTAAGCGGTGGCGTGAGCCATCTTAGCACAAACGGATTTGTAAACATAACTGGCAATGTCACGGCAGGGGCAGGAGCAAGCTCGATAGGTGTCTTCAACGAATCAACGGGTTTAGTAACAATCAATGGCATCTGCACAGGGGGAACCACAAATGGTGCGGCAGGCGTGAGAAATGCTTTGACCGGCACAATCCGCCTCACCCGCGCAGTCGGCAACGCTTTCGGACCCGGCAACACTGCTGGACTCGCTGCCGCACCCGGAGCTGCAAATGTTGGCCTAGGCGTGATCGAAATCGAGCAACTGGAATACGGCACCTTTGGCCAATCGCCCACCACCGGCACAGGCATCCGCTTTAAAAAAGTAGGATCGAATGTCGCCGTCTTCAACTACTGCGACACCGCAGGCGCAAAGACTCTTATCGACGCAACCGCCAACGCCGCAATGCCAGCCTCCAGCGATGTGCGCAGCGGCGTGAGCTACGCCAGCGGAGTGCGGACCGGTTCATGTGCAGTGCCATCCGCCTCGTCGGTAGCCTTTGGTGTGCCAGTGGATAACACCACCGGCACAGCCCTACTCACAGGCGCGGCAGTGGCAAGCGCCGTGTGGGCCGCAGCAACACGCACCATCACCGGAGGCACGGTCGATACCCTAACCAACCCGCCGACCGTTCCAACGGTAGTTCAAATTCGCCAAGAGATGGATTCTAATTCCACCAAGCTCGCAAACCTCGATGCCACCGTCTCAAGCCGCCTCGCGCCATCCGGCACGCTTGCCGTTGTCACGACTTTGACCAATGCGCCGAGCGTCCCAAGCGCCGCTTCGATCCGAGCCGAGATCGACAGCAACAGCACGCAGCTCGCAGCCATCAAAACAAAAACCGACAATCTCCCTGCATCGCCAGCAGCAACCGGAGACATCCCCTCGGCCAACATCTCAGCAATCAAAGCCAAGACGGATCTGCTCAACACAGATCGTTTGGCGCAGGTAAGCACCGTCTCGACGACAGGTGCCCAACTGGCAGCCGCCTTGAGCTAACGCCATGGACCACCAACAAGCCACCGCCTCGTTCACCGGCCTGCTTGCTACGGCGAGCGGAATCACGCTCTCCATGCTGCCGGAGCTTGAGGCGTGGTTGCGTGTGGCTTCGCTTGTCATCGGCTGCCTCGTCGGCCTCGCTTCCCTCTACGCCATTCTCAGAAACAGAAAGCACCCCCATGAATAACATCCTCTCCCGCCTCAAAGAACCCTCCACATTCCGTGGCCTAGCCATCCTTGCCGGTCTCGGCGGCATCGCCATCGACCCCGCCCAGGTCAACGCCATCGCCGCCGCTGTGGCAGCGGTGATTGCCCTTATCGAGGTATTCCGAAAAGAGAAATGATCCACCCCGCCCAGATCGTGACCGGCCTCATCGCCACCGCTTTTGCCGTAGGAGCCCTTCTGCTCCTCGGTGGGTGCGCCAGCATGGGCAACCCGCAAGTCTGCCTCAAGACGGACTACGGCACATTCTGCTACCAGCTCCCCGAGCTGCCCAAGCCTACTTCCAGCAAATGATTCACCGTCTCGCCGAAATTGCCGCCGAGCAAATCGGCGTGAGAGAAGAGGGCGGCAACAACAACGGCACGGCGATACGAACCTACCAAAAGGCTACTGACCTTAAACCGGCAGCATGGCCATGGTGTGCGGCGTTTGTGGACTGGTGCATCTCCAAATGGCTCGCCGAGCCTGGTGTGCTGGGTTGGCTCAATACCTCCCGCCCGCTGGATGAGTGGCGGCCTAAGACTGCGCTGGCCTATGGTTTCCTTGCTTGGTCCAAAACCCGTCCGAAGACGACCACCATCCTGCCCGAAGATGTCCGCGCCCAGCCGGGTGATCTCGTTGTCTTTGATTTTTCGCATGTTGGCATAGTGGAGTTCGACACCGGTTCTCAGCTCATCACGGTGGAAGGAAACACCAACGGCCGAGGCGACCGCGACAGCGCCACAGGAGACGGTGTGTGGCGCAAGACGCGAGCAAAATCCCTCGCCCGAAATTTTATCCGAATACACCCGAAAATCGCATGAGCGCCAAACGCAAGCCCGCCACCCGCAAAGCCGCGCTCGAGCGCATCCGCACGGAGCTCGTCGAGCAATTCGATGTCGGTCTCTTGGTGGTGAGCTGGGAGGAAGGCGGCACGACCTACCACATGGATTTGAAATTCGGCAACGAATACGCGGTCGAAAAGCTCGCCGAGCGGACCAGCGACATTCTGTTCCCAATCGAAGACGACGAAGAAGAAGAGGAGGAAGAAGTATGAAAAACCAACGCAGCCTACTTGAAGTAGTCAACGCAAGCAAAGTCACCGCCGCCGAGAACGATGCCGCCATGGCCCGCGCCCAGCTCGAAGCCGAGCGCCGCGCCCATTCCGAGACGGTCAAAGCTCTGGAGCGCTCTCGTTTTGCCAAGGCTCCCAAGAAGATCACCCCGGCAACATCCAAGGCAGGAACGGGAGATATTGTGGAAGTCATCTTTAGTGATGTCCACGGGAACAAACACGACCCTGCTGCCATGGCCGCTTTCCTCGGCGACCTCCGCACTCTCCGCCCTGACAGACTTATCATCGGCGGCGATTTTATTGACTGCGGCGGCTTCCTTGCCGAACACCACACGCTCGGCTATGTCGCCGAGACAGAGGATTCCTACGAAGAGGATGTTGCCGTTTCCAATTCCCTCTTGGACCAAATCCTCGCCGCAGCCTCGCCCTCCGAGGTGCATTATGTGGAAGGCAACCACGAATGGCGCGTGGAGCGCTGGGCACTCACGCAACGCCTCGCCCACCACAAGGATGTCGATCTGCTGCGCCGCACCTTCTGCCCCGAGCATGTCTTGCGACTGAAAGACCGAGGCATCCGCTACTACCGGCAAGGCCAGACGCACGGCGACTGCAACACGCCAGGCTGGGTGAAAATCGACAAAGCCTTCTTCGTCCACAAAATCTCCAACGCCCGCGACGCCGCTGGCCAAGCCATGGCCAAGGCCGCAGGAAACATTGTTTTCTTCGACACCCACCGTGCCGCCTTCAAACCCATGCACCTACCCGGCGTCGGCCTCATCAGCGCGTGGAACCCCGGCTGCCTCTGCAAACGCCAACCCCTCTACGCCAACACCCGCCCCACCGAGTGGACACACGGCTACCTCGTCCGCTTCATCAGCCGCAAAACCGGCAACTTCCAGATGACAAATATCACCATCAACGAAGGCACCAGCTACGCCAGCCTCCTCCTCAAACCAAAAACCCCATGAAAACCTTCGCTGCCGTCATCAATAAACACAAAGCCTCCAAGCACCAGATTCCCCCAGGACAAGGTTGGAAGACCCGCCAGCAAGTAGCCCGCGAACTCGGCGTAAACCCCCGCGACCTCCGCGACCACCTCGCCGACGCCATCACCGCAAAAGATATTGAGGAGAAGAAATTCAGCGAGTGGGACGCCGCCACCATGAAAGCCATCCCCGTGACCTGCTACCGCCTCGTCGAAAAAGCCGACCCAAAACCGACGCAAAAACCCACCAAGATTTCCGTCAAAACGTCCGTTGCCGTAGAAGGCATTCCCGCCCACCTCCTCGACCGCGTGCGAGCTGTGTGCAAACGCTACGCAGGCTACAGCCCCGCCCACATCGCGGACCGCTGCCGCTGGGCCAACGAGCCTCGCATCAAAGCTCCTGCGATCCGAGCCCTGCTTGACAAGCTCTCCCATAATTAAAGGTAGATGCCAGACGATCAGACCATCACCGAAGGAGATGCCGGATTCACCGGCATGGCGTCGCGTCTGAATCCCCTCCAGCTTGAGCCGGGCATGGTCCAATACGCCGAAAACATGCGCCTTGACCGAGGCGTGGCGCAGACGCGCAAAGGGGCGAAGCGGCTGGCAGAATCCATCGGCAACATCGGCGACCCGGTAACGGTGCCATTCCAACTTGCGCCGGATAAAACCATTTCCTCCATAACTCGCGGTGGCACCGGAAACCTGACGGCCACAGCCACTCTTACCGCGCATGGCTACGCCACGGGCGACTATGTGAACATTCGCGGAGCCGCTCAACCGCAATACAACGGGAATTTCTACATCACGGTAAGCGGAGCAAATGCAGCAAATGCCTTTACCTACACCATGACCGCCGACCCTGGCACATCGGCCAGCGGCACGCTGCTCGCCAATCGTGGGCCGGTGATTCAAAATACCTACATCGGCGGCATCATAGGCGCTGGCATCTACAGCTCCCCGCGCCTGGACAATAGCAACGAATACATAGTCCTTGCCGGGCCGAACGCCTGCTACCTGTGGCGCGACGGTGCAGCCCTGCAAACCATTTCCTACCCAACCACCGATACCATTGCGAAAGGGGATGACATCGAGATCATCCAGGCATTCGACAAACTCTACCTCCTGCGCACTCGGGACGAGTCGCTCATCCGCATCCAGACGCTTGCGCAGACGAGCGGCACAGCCACGGCCACTACCATTGGCACACACCCCTACCAAATCGGAGAGGTAGTGCGCATCAGCGGGGCAGGGGAGGCCGGCTATCTGGCGGATTTCGAGGTTACTGCGAGAACCACCACGCAATTTTCCTTCACCGTGCCCACTGCCACAGCCGCCACTGCCACAGGACAAATCATCGCCCAGCGCGTGCAACCGGCCTTGGTATGGGATGGCGTGCTGGCAAATGCTTTTACGCGAGTGGCCCAAGGCACGCATCCGATTGGAGTCACCTACTCGGGCCTGCCATCGACGAGCACGGCGACCTATCTCAATAACACACTCATCATCGCTCGCAACCGCGACGAGTTGCTCATCTCGGATGTCTTCGACGCCGAGACCTACGATCCCGTTTCCAAATCCTTCCGCGCCAATGCGGGCAGCAATGACTACATTGTGGCTCTGCACCCCTACGCCGAAGGCCAAGTGCTCGTCTTCTGCCGCAAATCCATATGGCTTGCCACGCCTGTCTTCGGGTCGGATGGAGTCACGCTGGACGGTGGACGGTCGAGCTTGCAACTCCTCACCAACGAGGTCGGTTGCTCTGCCCGCCGCAGCATCGCCACCGCAGGCGTGTATGTCTTTTTCCTCTCGGACAATGGCGTTTACCGCCTCGACAATCAATTTGACCTCAAGCTGCGCGGATCCACGCAGACTCTCTCGGACCCCATCGCCGACCTTGTAGGCGGCATCAATGCCACGGCGGCGCACCTGAG